CCACTTTCGTTAACATTGCCTGATCCCCTACTTGATACACCGAGTTTAACACCCGATTCCATCAATGTTTTAACAATGTTACCCATTGGGGTAGGTAACACTTTTAACTTGCCGTAACCATTTGAACCATCCATCCACATGTCAGTGATAACATGGGATACACGCTCTAAATTTACATTTAGATCGTCTGGATGGTCGGCTTCTCCAAGTACTGAATAACCTTCATCAATGCGCTTTCTTAGACTTTCTACAGCCCTTGAGATTTCATTGACGGGGTAAACACGTTTGTTTTGGTTTCTTACACCACCTTGCACAAAGATACCCTTCATGAACAGATCCTTACCACCGACTTTGTTTTCGGTGGCTTCAACAGTCATCTGTGCTTGGTCGAACGTTAGACGTTCTGTAAGGGTAGCAAATTGCATCATTTAATTAACTACCTGCGATTGGTGAAGTTTTACCACTAGCGGCATCTGCTTTAGCAGGAGCCTTAGCGGCTGAATAAGCAGGAGCCTTTTTGTTACCAGGAACATTTACGTTACCGGCATTGTTTTCTTTAGCAGTAGGAGCAGGACGACCTTTTTCGTCAGCACCACCACTAAACTTTACTGGCTCAGCACCTTCAGCGGCTGGCTTAGCGCCATTAAAACCACTTTTTAGATTACCAGCGCCTTGCTCTTTTGTTACTGGAGTAGGAGCGGCAATAAGGTCTGCACTTTCGCCTAGCGGATCAAAAGATTCTTCAGCAGGCTCTTCAGCAGGCATTTCGTCGCCCATTGGTTCTTCTGCTGGGGCTTCTTCACCACCTACAATTTTTTCAAATTCTGCTTTTAAAGCGGCTAGTGCGTCTTCAACATCCATGAATGCGTCTTCAACATTAGAATCACCACCTTCTTCTCCAGCGGGTTCTTCAGCATCAGCACCTTCGTCGTCTGCACCTAATTCTGCTTCTAGATCATCAGTTGCTTCTGCTTCACTGTCGTCTTCAGAGAACATTTCTTCCTCTTCGACTTCTTGTTGATCAGCAATAATTTCGTCTTCTAGATCAGTATCTTGAGCGCCACCAACGGCTTCTTCTACTTCTGTTTCGACGGCTTCGTCAGCCTTCATTAATTCTTCATAAATGCTACGGCCTTTCTCTACGAAGAAAGTATGTAGCAGGTCGCTAGCCTTGTCCTCTTCTTTATTAAGAAGATGTTCTAGCACTTGTTCTAAAGTTTTGTTTGACATTCCTTATTCTCCTTTTCGCGCAAAAAGTTGATGTCTCGGTATGTTTATTTACATACCTATATAAAAAATTGGTGGAAATAGGCCAAAAAATGCAGTTTTTTTGATTTGATCTGCGGTATAAGTAAGTTCTTTTGTTTTTAGGCCTGAGGTCTAGCGTACATTAACTTATACAAACCCTGCTCTTTTTTCTGCTGAAGCAGGCGCAATTCACGCATTTTTCTAAGTTTGTTTAAATGCTCAAGGGTGAGTCTAGCACGTCTAGTATCAAGTTTTTTGGCTTGATCTTGAGGTTCTATTTCTAGATTGTCTTTAACTTGATCTGCTGGATTTTGTGCCATGATCATGCTCCTGCGGGTCTAATACCGCCTGCTGTAGGTGCTGGTCCGGCTCCTGGACCACCTGCTAACGGGCCTGCTCCGCCCTCTGCTGGAGGCGCTGGAATTTCTCCAGGTTCTACTTCAGGACCTAGGCCTTCTGTACCTTGATCCTGTAAAGGATTAACTAACGGTGGTCTAACACCAACAGCATTTAAATCACTGGTATCAACTGGTTGAACACCAACTTGATCGGCGTTTTCTTCTTGCCATTTATCTTCGTTATCTTTAATCTCATCGTCAGTAAGTCCAAGATATTTCTTCATTACAAATCTACGTGATAGATATGCAACTTCTTGCACCTGTGCAAATGCTGTTAAACGTTGATTGTTAAGTTCAATCTCTCTGTATTCACCAAAACTCTGCGGTTCGTTAAAGGTAATGTCAAAGGTACTAGCATCAATTTCAACACCCTTGCGTTTTAGGAATAATTTAAATTCTTGATCAAAACAAGTAGCCAACATGTTTTGAATACGCTGACAATACTTGTTGAAACGATATTCCTGGATAAATGCTGTGCCTAGACGCCCGTCGTTATAAGTGGTAGTACCATCTTCTGGACCAGTCATAATATAACTTGATGGAATGCGTAGACCACGCATGAGTTTGTTGTTAAAGTATTTTAAATCGTCAATCTGGCCTAGATTGTCACCACCCGGTAATACTTCAACTTTAGATCCGCGGCCTTCTGATGTCTGTGCAAAGAAATAGTCTTCCATAATGGACAAAGGATTGTAACTGCTGTCCATGACTGTTTGACCACCGCCTCCACGACTTGGAATACGTCGTTGATGTATTTCATTTTTAACACGCTCAACGAACTGCATGGCCAAATGACTAGGCATATTGCCTACGTCAATATAAAACACTCTACGTTCTGGAGCACGTTGTACACGATAGATTAAGATAGCATCTTCGAGTAGGGCTTTTTGTTGATATACCTTGAATACTGAGTCTAGGATACTAGTACCAAATGGATAGTTTACATCCATGCCTTCTGTCATTGACAGATGGATCACATGACTAGCATCTACCGGAAATTCAATTTGTGTTCCTTGATTAGCACGGCCTGTGGTAAATGCACCTGCTTGTCCTGGTTGTACAGCCTTGGTCATAGCGGTAACTGCACTTAGACCCTGTGCTTGGACATTTGTGGTTAGTTGATCTGTTACAACTTTGTTAATAAGATCTAACTGTAGATTCTTAACAAGATACTGTTCAGGTACACGACCTTTAGTATCATTAATAATAACTTTGGTAACAAATGCTGGGTTAACCCAAATCCACTCATAGGTTTCTGGATCTCGGATAAAGAATTGATCTCCATATTTTAGTGTAGATCGTACTGTTCTCCAAATACGCTTGTCCCAATCGTTGATACGCGACCATTGTTTTAAACTCTGTTCAAGTACATTTACTTCTGCTTCGGTAGGATCTTCACGATAGGTAATCTGGAAAGGTAAATTATCAGTTTCTTTAAATTGAGTGCAAAACTCAGCGATAGTGTCTAGGCATTGATTGATCTCAGCGTCCTGATCCATTTGATCATACTGTAGGTATCGGTCAACACGATTTGGTTGTCCTGAATAGACCTCGCCAAGATAACTGGCAAACTTGTTGCTGATCGCAGATCTGCCAATCTGTTGTGTATTTGATTTTGGTTGTAGGTCCTCAGCACGGACAGGAGTAAAGTATTTTCGCCAAGACATAGTGTTATATTTAACCTATTTAGGTAGCCTGACGTCTGTGATCAGCAGTTTCGTCGGCTGTACGTTTGGTGTTCGCTTCGATTTCGCCCAAACGCTGTAACATATTTGCTAACAGTTGTTCCATCTGAGCGTTGTTATTTTGTCCTTGGCCCATGGTAACGCCTGCTTCTTTTAGTGCGGCTCCTGCATTCTTGATCGCATTAACATCTAGAGATTTGGTTACCTGAGCAATGGCCATTACCTTGTTAATTTGATCAATGTTGATGCTATTAAGACCATCTGCAAACGCCTTGATACCTGTTCCATAGGCCTGCATTGCAGGTCCAATTTGTTGTAGTTGTGGCAGTACTGGACTTAGTTCACCTAAGGTTTTCTTAATACGACTGATTATATCGCCGCCAAACAATCCTGCTACTGCATTGATAGCACCGCCTACAGCATTACCTGCCATGGCGGCCGCAAAGGCCAACATGCCAACCCCTAGAGACTTTAAACCATCTCCAACTAAACCTAGATTTTTACCATCGATCTTATTAAATCCTTCAAGGCCTTTAGTAAACAACATCATGCCGCCACCAATGACTGCTAGTGCCGCACCAACTCCAAGTCCTACTATACCTATAAAGGCCGCAATAGCCGCTCCACCAATGACTGCACCTTTAAGTACCGCAGGATTACCAAATGCTTGGAAGAATCCTGCAATGCCTTGACCAATGGCAGGTAGTGCTTTGGCCGCGGCTTCTCCGATACCCCCAGCAATACCACTAATGGCTTTACCTACGCCTTGTCCGATACCGCCTACTGCTTTGCCTACACCTTCACCCATACTACCAATGCCGCCGCCCATTCTATCCATTAAACGGCCGCCGGCTGTTCCTGCCGCACCTGCACCAGGAATACCTATGCGTGTCATTAATCGTCCAACCATTGTGCTAATTCCGCTAAACAATGGTCCTAGTAATCTACCAAACATTTTTAATAGTGCAGGTGCCAGTATGATTGCAAGGCCTGCAAACATGTCTCCTAGACGTATACCTGTACCTAATAGACCTTCTTCACCGAATACTTTAGGAAATAGATTATCAAGCCAATTACCAAAAGAACTTAGGCCATCTAATACCCATTTAATAGGTGTTAACAATGCATCAAACACCTTAATCACAGCACCGACTACATTAACTACTAGTCCTGCTACTCGTAGGATCTCGTTAAAAGGTAATGCATCAAGCATGCTCAAGAACTGTCCTTTAGCACGGGCTAGATTTCTGTTTAGACGTTGTTCTTGTTCATAGTCTCTA